AAAGAAGAAGGGGTTGTTTTGACGACGATGACCACAATCCTAAAGTCGTACGAGGAAGCGTATGGCACTGCCACACCGGTGATTCGCCGGTCGCTGGGGAGTTACGTGGAAAGCCTTGGGCCGGAACTGGTGGGCAAGGTGATTGAGGTGACGGCTCAGGCTGGTGGCCAGAAATGGCCATACCTTTCCAAGTCTCTGGAGGAGTGCAAGCGCAAGGGCATGGACCTGGCAGCCTACGAGGCGGAACAGTTTCGCCGCAAGGGCGGCTGCAACGCGAGAGTGGACAGGCCTACACCCAGCGGCACCGATATTCTGGACCGGCTTGTGCGCCGCCAGCTACGTGTTAAGAAGGAGGAGTGATGCACCGTGTATTACAATTCCGAGCATTACCCCGACCCGACGGCAGGCGGCGCGCATGGCCACATCGAAAAGGAGGAAAAGCGATTGAATACCGGCAAGCGATTCGAGGCGGACTTTAAGGCCTCGTGCCCGAAGGACGCCTGGGTCTACCGGCTGAAGGACAGTGCGGCTACATACTACGGCGGCAATGACCAGCTGTCCTTCTCCATCGACAACATCTGCGATTTCCTGGTTTATCACTCCGGCCATCTGATGCTGGCCGAGCTGAAGACCATAGACCAGAAAAGCATCCCGCTGCCCAAAATTCTGGGCACCTGGAACAAAGAGAAAGGGAAATACCGCAAGGAGAAGCACATCAGGGACATGGATGCGGCAGCGCAGCACGAAGGTATCAGCGCCGTGGTGGTCATCGAGTTCCGGCCGATCAGGCGCACTTTTGCGGTATCCGCGGCGGATGTGCTGGCCTTTCTGGCCGCCGGGGAGCGAAAGAGTATCCCCTGGCAGTGGGCTGCGGTGAAGGGCATCGAGGTAGACCAGCGGCAGCTGAAGGTGAACTGGAGATATGACGTGGCCGGGCTTCTGACCAGATTGGAAAAGGTGGGTGAAAACAAATGAACGTGATGCAACGAGCTGCAGCCATTGGCCGGCTGCAGGAAATGGCCGAGCGGCTGCTGAAGAAGTTCACGGAGGTGCGGTGAGGTGGTTTCGCTACTGGTGTTACTTGCTGTTTTCTCCCCGGCCATGTTCTTTGCTGGCGGCATATTGTGGGGGCGCAGAGAGAAGCTGATTTCGGTCGCCTTGGTTATACTTGGGGTGTGCGGCTTTATGACTGCGTGCGCGGCTTTCTTTGGGTTTGACGAAGACTATGCAAACGGCGCTATTAAGTGCCCGGAATGCGGAAACACATACTATGACGGCCAGATGTTCTGCTCGGATGACGGGACGGAACTGGAGAAGGAGGTACGGTGATGAATATTGTATGCGCTGCTGTAAATGCGGAGCAGCTGTATCAGATCGCAGAAACATGCGAATCTCCTTTTAACCAAAGAGCAAAACAGCTGGCAGACGACATGATAAATGAGATTCGAAAGCGGGCAAGAACCATGAGTGAGCCACCAAAGCCTGTTTGCCAAGGTTGTGGGAAGGTTCTTGCACCAGGTCATGTGGTATGCGGAGAATGCGCGTCTCTGCTTGATTCTTTGATTGCGAGAAAAGGCGGTGAACAGATTGACTGATCTTGAGTGCCGCGCTCTGATGGGGGATAAGCAGGCGCAGGAAGAATGCACCCGGAAGGGAATTGTGTTGGCGTGTCCGTTTTGCGGCGGTGATTTTGACGCCGAATTTAACGGAGTTATGTTTAAAATGGAGCGCACAAATCTTTATGCTCACAAGCGGACCGGGAGATGCGTTCTTGACGGAGAGATTATTTTTGATTTGTCGGACTGGAACACCCGCCCGGCCCCTCCGGTTGGTCGCTGTGAGGGGTGTGCTCTCAAAGACACGTTTGACTGCGTCTGCTCGAAGAACGGGTATACGGATAAAATCATGGAGTATTGCAGCTTTTTTGCGCCGAAGGAAGGTGAATAAAATGGCTGAACAGCGGCTGATTGATGCGAATAAAGAAGTGATACGGGCTTACGAAGATATCCCAGAACCTTATTCCGATGCTTTGATTCGTTTTTTGCGAGACTGCGAAACCGTCGACCCCGAATCCCTGCCCATCGTGCAGCAGCTGAGGGAAGCACTGTCCAAAGCCGTAGCCGAAAAAGAGGCGGCGGAGGCCTTGCTTGCTGAATACAGCGGCGTTGACTTCTGCAAGACCATCAAAACATGCTTTGGGTACCCACTGGACAAAGTGCAGCAGCTGGTGGAAGCTGACAAGGAGGGGCGGTGCGTGGTGTTTCCGTGCAAGCCGTCTGATGTTACTGTGTACCAGCTGCGCGGCAAGAAACACGCTCTGGGCCGTGGAGTCCATCCGCGGCACATATCCTGCGCGGTTGTCTGGAGCGATGGCAAATATAAACTGCAGCACCAGGGCATGGAACCTTGCCGAGATGTGGACTTCGGCAAAACATGGTTTTTGAGCGAAGAAGAGGCAAAAGCCGCAAGCACTAGCAAAGGAGATGATCCAGATGAAAGCGCGCAAAAGGTTTCCGGAGAACGGCTTCCGTGACGTCAGAAACCTGACGCTCGGCCGCGAGGTGCTTGTCCACCGCTTCACGCCCTGCTACCGGGACGACTGGCAGCCCAGGATCCCTGACAAGGGCATCTTGGAGGATGTAGACCCAAAAGGGCGCTGGGCACTGGTAAGGTTCACAGTTGCGGGAGGTAGCTACCTTGAGTGCATCTTCCCGAGCGAGATTTTGAAAATAGGATAAGGAGGACCCCATGGAGCCGGTGACAAAAGAGCGGCTGGCCCGCTACATAAGCCTGAAAAAAGAGAACGAGAACCGACTGGAGCGGTTGGCCCGGATGAAGAGCAACGCCGAGATGCCTGCTCAGAGGGACCCTGACGGCTCCAAGCACACCGGCTCCAGTGGGGAGAGAATGGCCCGGGCCATCGAGGCCTACATGGAGTACGAGGAGCAGATCGGGCCGCTGGTAGAGACAAACCGCCGGGAGATGGCGGAGATTGAGGCGGCTGTGGCCGCCCTGCCTGATCCATTGGAACGTAATGTCCTACAGATGAGGTATTTGCAACCATCTTCGGATCCGGAAACAGGGCGGGACAGCTGCCGGCACATGTTATGGTCTGACATTGCAGACAGAATATATGGGAATCCCTATGAAAGAGGGGTAAAGATGGTGATGGGCGTTCATCGGCGAGCACTTGAGCACCTTAAATCGGGGAGCAAAGTGGAATAAACTTCCTATCTTTTACCATGGCTTGGATGATATCATTGAACCATCGAAAAGCGCACGAGCGCCGATCGATACGGCTCTGGGCATGATGAGCCACGTACCCTCCTTTACCCGCGCTGGCAGGCCGCGGGCCGAGTAGTCTGCCAAACACAATACCCCGACCGGGAACAACCTGGCCGGGGTATTTTTATGCCAATCTGGCCCGCACGAGGGCCCGATCGGAACGAGTGGCCGGCATAGGAAACGCCGGCGGGTGGGCTTGGGGATTTTCTTTATAGAGAGGTGGTGGCGTTGGCGAAAAGTGAACTGCGCACAAGATACAAGGCGTTCGCTGACGCCTACCTGAGCAATGGCGGGAACGCATATCGGGCGGCTCTGGCAGCCGGGTATAGCGAATCTTTTGCCAAGGGCCGCAGCTATGAGCTGCTGGATCGGGAAGAGATTCAGGGCTATCTGACCCGCCGGCGCCAGCAGATGGCCAAGCGGGCGGTAAGCCCGGAACGGGTGCTGCTGGAACTGGCCGCAATAGGTTTCGCCGATATTACAGATCTGGCGAAGGTGGAAGCTGGCCGGGTTGTGATATCCAATACTGACGATGTGCCAGGAGATACGCGAAAGGCCATTGCATCCATCAAAGAAGGCAAGCATGGACTTGAGATCAAGATGGCTGACAAGGTTCGGGCTCTGGAACTGATGGGCAGGAACCTGGGCCTGTTTGATAGGGATAGCCAGGAAACACCGGAAGGAGTGACCATTATTGACGACATCCCTGAGTAAGATCATCAGCCCGGGGCTGTACGATGTTCACCGGGCTATCAGACAGGGCGGTGTCAACGAAGTGGTTCTTCCGGGTGGACGCGGCAGCACAAAGAGCAGTTTTGCCAGCGTAGAGCTGATTCTTCTGCTTTTGCGGCATCCAGATTGCCATGCAGTGGTACTGCGAAAGGTAGCCAATACCCTGCGCAACAGCGTATACGAGCAAATTGCCTGGGCAATCGCAGAACTTGGCCTAGAAAGCAGATTCGAGCTCACGGTGAGCCCAATGCGGGCGATCTACAAACCGACCGGGCAGCGAATCATGTTTTTCGGTTTGGATGACCCGGGCAAAATTAAATCCATCAAGGTTCCGTTTGGCTATGTGGGTCTGGTGTGGTTCGAGGAGCTGGATCAGTATTCCGGGCCGGAGGAGATCCGCAACGTGGAGCAGTCGCTTCTTCGCGGCGGCTCCTTTTCTTTTGCGTTCAAAAGCTTCAACCCTCCGGCGATGGCCCGGAACTGGGCCAACAAATATGCGCTGGAGCAGCGTCCAGGGAAGCTGGTCTACCGGTCGGATTACCGCAGCGTTCCGCCCCACTGGCTGGGGCCTCGCTTCTTGGCGGATGCCGAGCACCTGCAGGCCACAAACGAAACCGCATATCGCCACGAGTATCTGGGCGAGGTGGTGGGCAGCGGAACGCAGGTCTTTGAAAATCTGAATCTAACGGCCATCACTGATGAGGAGATTGCCCGGATGGAGCGGCGCTACCATGGCGTTGACTGGGGCTGGTACCCAGACCCCTGGGCCTTCAATAGCTGCGGCTATGACGCCGCCAGAAAGGTTTTGTATATCTGGGATGAATCTACCCGCCGACGCACTTCAAACGCGGATACAGCCAAAATCCTGCTGGATAAGGGCGTGTGCCAGGAGGATGGCCGGGAAGAGTACCTAACAGCGGATTCCGCGGAGGAAAAGAGCTGTGGCGATTACCGTGCTCTGGGCCTGCCCTGCCGGGGAGCAGAAAAGGGCCCTGGCAGCGTGAAGGCAGGTATGAAGTGGCTGCAGAGTCTTGCGGAGATACGAATCGACCCGGCCCGCTGCCCGGACACCGCCAAGGAGTTTGGCGAGTACGAATATGAGAAGGATAAGAAGACCGGCGAGGTGCTGGAAGGTTACCCAGATGTGGATAATCACCACATCGATGCGGTGCGCTACGCGATGAGCCGGATCTGGAAGAGGAGAGGCGCATGATCAAGAGATTTTATACCTGGCTTAGGCTGCGTTTTCTGCCTGAGTGGGCACGCCGGCAGCTGATGGAAGAAAACCAGAGGCTGGTGCGGCAGCTGGCGGAACTGCAGCAGGAAAACCAGCGGCTGGAAAGCTACATTGAAGGGATGCAGGATGGACTGCGGCGTCAGCGCCGTGTGATTATCTACAACCAGGGCGAGGGGGTGAGCCGGTGAGCTTCTTCGGAGCACTTTTGAATAACAAGGTCTATCATTTTGAGCAGGCTTATCCGGGGGCTAAGGATTGCACCTCTGCTGCAATGAGAACGGCTATCGAGGATTGGTTCCGCCTCTATTTCGACCGGGATGTGACTGACGAGGAGGACCCTTGCCAGCGGCTGCCCTACACGGTGGTGAGCAAGCTGAGCCGAACGTGCTTTGCGGAATACGAAGCAGCGGCCAGCGAAAAGCAGCCATTTGTGATTGGTGTGCTGGATAGTCTGGAATCGGTGCGCAAAAAGGCGATGCAGCTGGCCATGATCGGCGGCGAGGCATGGCTGAAACCGGTGCCGGGTCCTACCGGTTTTTCCTTCACTGTAATGCGTCGGGATATGGTCACGGTGTTGGGCCGGGGACCGGACGGCGAGGTCACCGCACTGGGCAGCGCTGAGCTGACCACGGAAAACGGCAAATTCTACACGCTGCTGGAACGACGCAGCCTGGACGAAGCGGGCCGGCTGGTGATTGAGAATAAACTCTTTTGCAGCTGGGATGGACAAAGCATCGGCACCCAGGTAGGGCTTACCGCTCTGCCACAATATGCCGCGCTGGAGCCGAAGGCGGTGGTGGGCGATGTTGGCGGTATCGGTCTCGTGGGCCTGAAGGTGCCCCTGGAGAACTGTGTAGATGGCAGCGCTGATCCGGTGAGCGTTTACGCTGCAGCGGCCGGCCTGATTCACAACATCAACCGAAACGAGAGACAGCTCAGCCGGGAGTTCGACCACGGCGAGAGCCGGGTGTTCGCATCGGCGGACCTGCTGGACAAGCGTAAGAACGGCCGCCCGGTGCTACCGCCCGGCCTCTTCGTGGGCATCGACGATGATATCGCCAACACCGGCGTCACTGTGTTTGCTCCCGCCCTGCGACAGGAAAGCTTTCTTGCCCGCAAGCGGGAATACCTGCGCAACGTTGAGAGCCTGATCGGCTTAAAGCGGGGCATTCTGGGCGAGGTGGAGGCCGCCCAGCGCACTGCCACCGAGGTAACCAGCAGCCAGGGCGACTACAGTCTTACCATTCAGGATCTGCAGCAGATGTGGGAATCAGCTGTGCGGCGCACAGTGGTGCTGTGTGGCAAACTGGGCAAATTGTACCGAGTCGCCGGCGCTTTCGAACCGGACCCGGAACGGGCGGTGTGCATTGACTGGGGCAACGGCGTACTGTATGACAAGGACAAAGAATGGGCCGAGACCATGCAGCTGGTGAGCGCAGGAATGCTCAAACCGGAAATCGCTTTGGCTTGGAAATACGGCCTGCCCTGGGAGACTGCCGACGATCTGCAGAAGGTGCGCGAGAAATACATGCCTGAGCTGGACTCCATGCTGGAATAAGGGGGTGTAAGCCGTGGCTCTGACCCCGGAACAGATTGCAGGTTATCAGGCAGCGGCGGAGGAGATCGCGCAGCCGGTCATCGAGTGGCTGTTGAAGGATATCGTTGAGCGGGTTCTGGAAGCCGGAAAGATGACCAGCACTGCTGCCTATGAGGCATATCGGGCCGAGGCGCTGGGGCTGGCTCGGAAAGACCTGCAAAAATATCTGAAGGTTCAGCTGAAGGTTACGAAAAAGCAGGCCGAGCAGCTGCTTTCAAGCGCTGCGGAATTTGCTCAAGCGGATGATTATGCCCGTGTGGGTGTGTGGGCCACCGAAGCAGATGCCGGGAGTCTGCTGCAACTGACGGAGGCTGCTGTAAAGCTGGCCGGAGAGCAGCTGGAGAATATTACTCAGACCATGGGAATGGTTTCTCCCGCCACAGGTAAGCCTTTGCCGTTGCAGGACGTGTATCGGGAGTGCATGGATGAGGCATTCAAGCTGGTGGCCACAGGCGCCACCAGCGCCAGCGAGGCGGCCAGACAGGCAACCCGCAAGCTGGCCGGGCGCGGTATTGTGACCATCGACTATGCCAGCGGCATCAGCACAGAACTGGGAGCAGCTGTACGGCGAAACCTGATGGGTGGCATGGGTCTGCTGGTGGAGCAGGTTACCCAACAGAACCATGATGTGCTGGGCTGCAACGGCTGGGAGATCAGTGCTCACGCCAACAGCGCCCCGGACCACGAGCCGATCCAGGGCCGACAGTACAGTGATGCCGAGTTCCAGCGTCTGAATGGCAACCTCGCGCGGCGCATCGGTACGCTGAACTGCGGCCATGTGGCCTTCCCCATCTTGCTGGGGATAAACAGCCCGCAGTACACAGATGCGGAGCTGGAAGCCTTCCGACAGGATAATGCCAAGGGCGTTACTTACGAGGGCCGGCACATGACCGGCTACGAGGCTACCCAGTACCAGAACCGCATTGAGCGGAATATCCGCACCCAGAAGCAGCGTGTGCTGATGAGCGAAGCGGCCGGGGATGAGTCACAGCTGCTCACCGACCGGATCAAGCTGGCCCGACTGAATCAGGAGTATACCCGCTTCAACAAAGCCATGGGCTTCAAGAGTCGGGCAGAAAGGTTGGAGGTTGTGGGGTGGAGCCGCCGGCAGGCTGGGAAAGCGAGGGCAAGTGCAAAGGCACACCACGCCGAATGGCTTAAATCCATTGGCGCGGAAAGCACAGAGCTGAATACACTTGCAAAATACTACGATGGGAAGTATAATAAATCTCCTGAGTATGAACTGCTCAAAGGATACAACGCCGCAGTCGAAAAAGGCGACATATCCCCTCTGGTTGGCTTTGATGTTTACAAAGAAACAAGTCAAAAGATACAGCAGGTCATGGTTGGGCAAAAAACTTCCACCGGAGTGGAAATTGAAAGTTTTTCCACGCATTTCATTGACCGGATGATTGGTCAAGTAGCAGAGCCGCATCCGGGTAAAAGAACAGGCGTGAGCGTTGAGGTTGCGTTGGCTGCTTTGCAAAATCCGGTGAAATTAGGTGAGATTCGTACAATAAGCGAATCTGATGTGCGCCAAACGTTTTTTGGAGAAAAAGCGACAGTTACGATTGCTGTCAATGATGGCCGCCTGATTCAAACAAACCCAATGTGACAACAAAGGAGGGGGATCTCATGATTTGTATGCAAGCAAATACGAGGGCGTTTCTTGAAAAGAATTTGCCGGAAGCGCTGGAAATGCAAAACATCCGAGATGTCTTGGAGGCTTTGTATATTTTGATTGACGAAAAAGGCTTTGCCCCCCCTAAGTACGAGGATTACAACGACTTTGGCCGCGAAGCGCAGCGTGCCTATGATGATTTGTATTTGAGCAACACATAAGAAAAAAACCACCCTGCCTTGCAAGGTGGTTTTTTTATGCCCACCTTGGCCGCATGAAGCCGGGGCGGGCTATTTTTATACTCAAAATACCCCCGGCCCGGGGGACTATAAGCAGGGCACCGCAGTAGGGGGACTGGCCCCACAAAAAGGACAGCGGAATCAAGGAAGGAGACCCTATGTTGGAATGGCTGAAGGAGATCCTGGGTGATAGCTACACCGAGGAGATCGACAAAAAGGTAAGCGCCGAAATCGGCAAGGCCTTTGTGGCCAAGGTGGATTTTGACGCCAAGAACACCGAGAACAAGACCCTGAAAAGTCAGCTGACCGAGGCAAACAAGAGAATCCAAGCCTTCGAGGACATGGATATCGAAGCGGTGCGCCGGGAAGCTGCAGACTGGAAGAAGAAGGCCGAGCAGGCCGAAAAGGATGCCGCGGCCCAGGTAGAGGCTGTACGCTTCGATGCGCAGCTGGATTCCGCCATTGGTAGGGCAAAGGGCCGCAATACAAAGGCCATTAAGGCTCTGCTGGATGTGGATACCCTGCGGGCCAGCAAGGACCCGGACAAGGATATTTCCGCCGCGCTGGAGCAGCTGGCCAAAGACAACGACTATCTGTTTGATACTGGCAACCCGCCCCCGCCCTATGCAGGCGGTACTGGTGGTAAGCCTGCCGGCGGTGATCCGGATGCTGCATTGCGTGCAGCGTTTGGCCTGCCGCCGGTCGAAAACAAGTGATTTTTTGAAAGTGAGGTAATAAGATATGGCAAACACTATTGAACTGGCGAAAAAGTACATCGCCATGCTGGACGAGGTATACAAGAATGCTTCTCTGACTGCGAAGCTGGATGGCGCACCTGAGCTGGCGCAGCAGGGCGCCAACGCCAACGAGCTGATTGTCCCCATGCTGGATATGCAGGGCCTGGGCGATTACGACCGCAACAGCGGTTATGCATCCGGCAACGTGACCATGACCAACGAGACCGTGAAGTGCAACTTCGACCGCGGCCGCATGTTCACTGTAGACAGCATGGATAACGCTGAGACCGCCGGTATGGCCTTTGGCCGTCTGGCAGGCGAGTTCATCCGCACCAAGGTTGTTCCCGAGCTGGATGCTTTCCGTTTTGCCAGCTACTGCGGCAAGAGCGGTATCACCAAGAAGGAAGAGACCCTGAACGATGGCGCGGCTGTGCTGGCCGCTCTGCGGGTGGCCATTACCGCTATGGACGAGGCTGAGGTGCCTCTGGAAGATCGCCACCTCTTCATCACCCCCACTCTGGACGGCATGATCGCCGATCTGGACACCACCAAGAGCCGGGAGATTCTGGGGAGATTCGCCAGCAAGACTCTGGTCCCCCAGACTCGCTTCTACACTGCCATCGATCAGAAGGACGGCCACACCGGCGGGCAGGAAGCCGGCGGTTATACTAAGGCTTCTTCCGGCGGTGCCGATCTGAACTTCATGGTCATCCACAAGCCCGCCCTGATTCAGTTCGAGAAGCATGTGGCCCCCAAGATCGTGACCCCTGAGCAGAATCAGGACGCGGACGCCTACAAGTACGGCTACCGCAATGTTGGCATCGCTGATGTGTACAAGAACAAGGTGAAGGGCGTATACGCCAGCCATAAGTCTGCTGGCTGATGGAGGTGCGTATGGGCAGAACCGTAGGCTACCTAGTACCCAAGAAACCGGCCGAAAAGAAGCAGGAGGCAGAGAATCCCGCTGCGGATACCTCCGTTGCGGAGAGTCCGGCCCCGGGGAAATCCAAGAAGAAGGTGCAGGATGATGCGTAAAATCGACAAGCGACTGCTTGACCCTCGTAGCGAGGTTGAAGTCGCAGAGAATTTCAACCGCGTACTTGCTCTGGTCGATGAAGCCAGTGGGGCGGAAGGCCCCGCTGGTCCGCAAGGGGACCCGGGTCCCAAGGGTGACCCCGGTGTTGGCATCAAGACCATCGCCGGCAGTATCGATGGCAGCAACAAGCTGACCTTGACCATTACCCTGACAGATGAAACCACGCAGACGGTTGAGGGGACGCTTACCCCGCCTGCTGCGGGTTAAGGAGGTGCGGCGCGGTGGTTGAATTTGCGTTTTACCGGGATGTGTACGGCGGTGACAGTGTGCCGGAGGGAGAGTTCCGGTCGTATGCCCGTGACGCTTCGGCTCATCTGGAACGCTACAAGCGCATCTACCGGGTAACGGATACAGCCGAAAACAGCGAACAGATGGCCCTGTGTGCTATGATCGATGCGCTGTACTATTTCGACTGGGCGCGAAACGGCGGTGCGGCAGCCAGCGTGAGCGTTGGCAGCGTGAGCAGCAGCCGGGCGCAGGGCGCGCAGCCGGATTTGAGTCCGGCCGCCCAGAATCGCGAGCTCTACCGCTGTGCCCAGCTCTATCTGGATATTTACCGTGGGACCGAAAGGGGATGGTGATATGTTCAGAGTAAGACCTGGCCCGCCGGTGGATTACAGTCTGTGTAACCAGACTGTCACGTTGTACCATGCAGATTTAAAAAACGGTTTTCAATGCACCCGAACCCTGTTTCGCGGTGCATTTTTTGACGCCAAGAAAGTGCAGACCGTGGACAAAATCGGCAGGCAGGAGGCAAACAGTTTCCTGCTTGTTCTTCCATCCGGGTGGGATGGCCGCCCGGTGTGGGTGGATGCGGCAACAGCGCAGCCTCTTGGCGGCGACCAGCTGGTATTTTCTCTGGCAGCCGGAGACAAGGTGTTTCTTGGCGATGGCCCGGAGATTACGAACCTGGCTGCATGGGGGAAATTCATTCCGGCCAGTGTACCCGGGCTAGTTGTGGTCAAGGACGTGGATGTGAAATACTGGCGCGGGGCAGTTTGCCATATCGAGGCGGGTGGTTGATGTGGCAAACAAAAAGAGGCTTTTCCGACTTCCGGACGGGACAGTGGCATATCTGGAGATGCACAGTGTTCGGCAAATCCTGAAGGACAAGGGGCTTGATTCCAGTGGTGATGTACAGATGTATCACACAAACAATGTACTCAATCGCATTACAAAATACTTGCCCTATAGGTCCGGAGAGCTGATTAAAGGAACTGAGTCCAGTACGAATATCCGCAAACCACTGATTGTGACCCCGGGGCCTTCTGCTCGCTTCCTCTTTCACGGTAAGCTGATGGTCAGTGATGTGACAGGCAGCGCATGGGCGAGGAAGGGCGAGACAAAGCACGTGGTGAACCGTCCACTGGATTACACCAAGACCCAAAATCCGAAAGCTGGGCCCTACTGGGACCGTGCACTTTCCGCGGCGGAAGGCCCTGCGATGGCCGCGGATTTGCAGCGGTATATCAAACAAAAGGGGGGCTAAACGATGGATCAGAAAAGCGATCTGGATCGGCTGAGGGAGTGGCTTGGGACCTACCCCGGGTATGATCTGGCCGCCAACATGCTGGTGGACTATCTGGACAGCATCCCGGGCAGCAAAAGCCTGCGGCCGGGTGGGCTGGTGGAGATCAGCCGCAATGAGGATATCCTGGGCAATGTGACTGTGAGCAACCAGTATAACTTCGGCTTGTATATTGCGGTGGCGAAAAGCCCTGGGGATGGTGCGAGCGCGGCCTATAACGCTGACTGGGTGCTGGATTTCCAGCGCTGGGTCCAACAGCAGAGCATTACGCACAGGGCCCCTACCTTTGGCAATATCGATCAACAACAGGAGCGCATCAAGGCACAGAACGGCGAACTGTACGACACTGACCAGGATGGAGTTGGGCTCTACATCGTGGCTTTGAGCGCGGAATTCAAAGAAAAGTATGAGGTGATCTGATGGCAAAAATCGAACGAAAGTATATGGCCCACTATATCGATGCAGCACTCCCCAGCGCATCGAAGGGCAGCCCCAACTATGTGCGGCTGGGCAAGGATCTGGAGGAATACAGCCCTGAGCTGAGCGCCAACGTGGAGAAAAAGCAGAACATCCTGGGCGAAAGCAGCATTATGCTGACCAGCTATGAAAAGAGCGGCAGCGTAGAGCCTTACTACGCGGAGAAGGATGATCCTCTTTTTGCTCGGCTTCAGGGCATCATTGATGAGTGCAAGATTCTGGATGATTGCAATACCACTGTGGTGGAGGTGCATCTGTGGGAAGAGGCGGACCCTGAAAAAGGCTACCCTGCGGTCAAGGACGATGCGGTGATCGAGGTAAGCAGCTATGGTGGCGATGCTACCGGTTACCAGATTCCTTTCAATCTGCACTACAGCGGAAAGCCTGTGAAGGGCCACTTCAAAGTGGACACCAAAACCTTTACCCCGGCCGAGGAGTAAGCAATGAACCATACCGCCCGGGCCGGAACCCTCGGCCCGAGCGGCTTTTTTGAATCAGGAGGAACGAGAATGCAGGAATTGAACATCGACACCGGCGTGCGGGAATATCGGATCAACGGCAGCGGTGTGCTGCGTTTCAATCCCAGCGATCCCAATGTGTATAACCGGTTTATGGAGATGCTGGAAAAGGTCCAGGCCGTAGAAAATGAGCTGGTGGAGAAGGCAGGCCAGCTGCCGAAAGAGGATAATGGCGTTGCAGCTCTTTCGCTGTTGGCGGAAGCTGATCGGAAGACTAAGGCCGCTCTGCAGGAGGCATTCGGCCAGGAAAACGACTTCGACCAGCTGTTGGGCGGTGTGAACCTTATGGCGGTGGCCGGTAACGGTGAGCGTGTGGTAACCAATCTGCTGGATGCGCTGCGGCCCATTGTTCAGGAAGGCGCCAGCCGGTTCTACGAAGAGAAAGCCAATGCCGCTGTGGCAAAGGCTCAGGCGAACCGCGAAGCCCGGCGCGCGGCCGGCCGCAAATAATGGACCGCTGGAGCCTGCCGGAAGCACTGGAAGTTCAGGGCCGGAAATATGCCATAAATGCCGACTTCCGGGATGTGCTGGAGGTCATCCGCTGGCTGAACAATCCGGATGAGGATGAGCGGGTGCGGTATTTCGTGTCCCTGAAGCTGTTTTTTGAGGATTGGGACAGCATCCCCCAGAAGGACCAGGAAGAGGCGGCCCGCCAGATGATGATCTTCATCGCGGGCGGCGTGGAAGATACCGGCCCATCTGGCCCCCGTTTGATCGACTGGGAGCAGGATCAGGGAATGATTGTGGCGGATGTGAACAAGGTGGCCGGGTGTGAGATTCGCGCTTTGCCGTTTGTCCACTGGTGGACTTTTCTGGCATGGTTCGGGGCCATCGGCGAGGGGCAGCTGTCCACAGTGGTGAGCATCCGGGACAAGCGGCGCCGGGGCAAAAAGCTGGAAAGCTGGGAGAAGGAGTATTACCAGCAGCACAAAGCAGAGGTGGACCTGCGGCCCCGCTACACCGCAGAGGAGCTGGCCGAGCAGGAGCGCCTGAAAAAACTGTTGGGAGAGTGAGGTGATGTAATTGGCAGACGGCAAGGTAACAATCAGCACGGCGCTGGACAATGAAGGTATTGAAAAGGATGGCAAAAAAGTAGAGCAGAGCGCCAAAAAAACTGCGATGCAGCTGGCTGCCGAATACCGTAAAGCTGGGATGAGCCAGTCCGAGGCTCTCAAAAAAGCCTGGTCCGAAATAGAAAGAACGACGAATCGAAGTTCGAAAAAATCCGGAAACGCCATTCGCAAAAATATGGGCGGGGCTACGCAGTCGGTTGTGGGTGCATTAGGCGGGTTAAATGCTGTTGTAGGAAGAATCATGGGTGCTTTTGGCTTGGCTTTTGGCGCCTATCAATTAGTGCAGTTTGGTGCTGCCTGTATCCAGCTGGGCAGCGATGTGGCCGAGGTGCAAAACGTTGTAGATGTTTCGTTCGGCCGCATGGCCTACAAGATGGAGGAGTTTGCTGACACAGCGATCACCAGCTTCGGCATGAGTGAGCTGGCGGCCAAAAAGACCGGCAGCACCTATATGGCCATGGCAAAGGGTATGGGCGTAGCAGATGAGGCTGCCAGCGATATGGCCATAGCGCTGACCGGCTTGTCCGGCGATGTGGCCAGCTTCTTCAATATTTCTCAGGAGGATGCCGCGTACAAGCTGCGGAGCATCTTCACCGGTGAAACTGAGGCATTGAAGGACCTGGGCGTGGTCATGACGCAGGCAAACCTGCAGCAGTATGCTATGGCCAACGGGATGAACAGCAATATCCAGGCTATGAGCCAGGCCGAGCGAGTTGCATTGCAATACAGTTTTGTAATGGATTCGCTGAAGCTGGCTCAAGGCGACTTCCTGCGTACGCAGGACAGCTGGGCCAACCAGACCCGCATTCTGTCCATGCAGTGGCAGCAGTTTATGAGCATCATCGGTCAGGCTCTTACTACGGTACTTCTGCCGGTGGTCAAAATGCTCAATACCATTGTGGCCGCCCTCATCAATATGGCCAACGCATTCAATGCGGTGATTACGTCCATTTTTGGAGGCGCGCAGAAGCAGATCCAGGCGACTGGCGCGGCCATTGAAGGGGCAAACGCCGGAATCGCATCCAGCGCAGGAGCCGCGGCAGCGGGTGAGCAAGAGCTGGCCGACGGCACCAAAGCGGCAACCAAAGCAGCCAAGACCGCGACCGCGAGCATCGACGAACTGAACGTGCTGCAGCAGGATACCGGCTCAGCTGGTTCTGGCGGATCGTCCGCCAGTGGTGGTACAGGAGGTGTGGCAAACCTTGTGCCTGAAGCAGCGGTGGACGAAGCACAGGAAGTACCGCCGATTCTGAAAAAAATTAAGCAGTTAATCGCACAGATCGGGCAACTCTTTGCGCCCAGCATCGCCGCTTGGAGTAAGGCCTTCGATCAGCTGTCCCGAGCGGCAAAAAGTTCCTGGGGCATTATCCAGGGGAGCGCGCTGGAATTGTGGGATACTGCTCTGCGCCCGCTGGGTGAGTACATTCTGGGAGATTTTATCCCCAGCGTGACGAATGCTTTTTCAGAGACATTCGCGCCGATATTCGCGGACGTCGGCAGTCTGATCATGGAGCAGTTCGCTTTGCAGTTCCAATGGGCGTGTAATCTCATTGGAGATTTGATCAATTCCTTTTTGCTGCCGCTGTTTAGCTTTCTACAGCAGGTTATTCAGGACATGTTTGCCGGCATCAAAGGGGCATGGGATATATACGGTCAGCCAATCCTGGATAGTCTTGCTCTGGGATTCCAGTCTGTAAGAGATATCCTCTCCGATGTCTACTACAACCTGGTAAAGCCTGTGCTCGAAGAAATCATGCAACAGATCGACTGGTTGTGGAGTGAGCACATGAAACCTTTGTGGGATAACCTCATGGAGTTTTTTGGTGCGTTTGCAGAGATGGTTCTCGCAATCTGGAATGAATATATTTATCCTTGGGTCCAACAGATGGTGGATATCTTCGCGCCGATTCTTTCCGAAGCGATTAAGTTCGTGGTGGATGCATTTGCCACGGCTTTTGCGAGGATCAGCGATACTGTAAGCGCAGTGATTCGCATTCTGAAAGGCCTTTGTGAATTTGTGACTGGTGTTTTCACTGGGGACTGGGAAAAGGCCTGGAATGGTATCAAGGATATCTTCGGTGGTGTCTGGGATGGCATTGTGGGAGTGTTAAAAGGCGCGGTGAATACGGTGATTGATATGATCAATGCTGTGCTGCGCGCGGTGGCGCTGGGCGTGAACGCGATTATCGATAAAATCAATGCGCTCAGTTTCACAGTGCCTGACTGGGTACAGGGAATCGGCGGTGAGACCATCGGATTCAACTTTGCGAAGTTCGACCCGCCTCAGATTCCAAAACTTGCTCGGGGCGCGGTTCTTCCGGCCAACAATCCGTTTCTGGCTGTGGTGGGCGACCAGCGCCGAGGCACCAATGTGGAGGCCCCGCTGGAGACCATCACGCAGGCGGTAGTTGCAGCATTGTCCCAGCTGGGCGGGACACAAGAATTCACCGCAAGCCAGCCCATCGAGGTCAAGCTGGATGGTCAGGTACTGTACCGCGCTATGGCGAAGATTGAAGCAAACCGGGGCGTAAAGATCGGAGGTGCATTCGCGGATGCCTATTGATTTGAAGGAATCCACCGGTTTTTTGTACCTCGGCACCAGCCCGGAGACCAGCAGGGAGAACCATAGTATCGCAGTCCCTTACCCGGATCAAGGCAAAGCCCCGTTTACCACCAGTCGATTGGTGGATTCGGCCCGCAATGCCCAGGGCACCATGGTGGGCCGGATGATCGGCCGCAGCCTGGACAAGCAAGAAATGGGATGGAGCACTATCTCGTGCTCGCTGTGGTGGGAGATGAATCGCTGGTTCGAGGACAACCATTTTACGTTCTACTGCCACTATTTCAACTTCAATACAGGCCGGTGGCTGACCAGATTGATGTACATCTCCGATGTAAAGGTATCGCCGGAGATCATCGACCCGGGCACAGGGGAACCAGCTTTCCTGCGGGATGCAAGTGTAAATGTTATCGATTGCGGGGTGATCTGATGCAAAAGGTGAGCGATGCCTACCGGCAGGAGATGACAAAGCCGGTGCTGGGCGCGGCAAAGCTGTCCGTGACCCTGAGCGTTGTGGACGAGGACGCGGCCCCCGGTGCGGTGGACAAAAGCGAGCATCAGGCCTACTGGTCCAGCGTGGAAAGCGCCCTGACCCAGGACGGCGCGCAAAAACGCAGCTACGCTACCTTCGAGCCGGGGCGCTGGAAGGCGGACGGCACTTTGCGCATTGCGGACGAGCCCGGCGGCACGCTGTTGACCGAAGGCTATGTGAGCGAGGCGATGAGCGGGGCAGACAGAAGGTTTTCGGCTCCGCCGGTGCTGGCGCTGGAATTTGAAACGCCGGTGAGCGTTCCGGCGCTGAGCTTTCGGTTTGACCAGGTGGCGGAGGAATGGTGCACCGCGCTGACCGTGACCGCCTGGAAGGGGGAAGTGCAGCTGGTGCAGCGGCAGGTGCAGCCCACGGCGGTGGAGCACCAGGAGCTGGTGCAGATCGACCGCTTCGACCGGCTGGAAATCCGCTTTGAGGCCACCAGCCAGCCCTTTCGTCGGGCTCGGCTGACCCGGCTAATGTTCGGCATGGAGCTGATCTTCGGTCAGGCGGAGCTGACCGAGGCGGCCCAGACCATGGAGGTGGACCCCATCGGCCGCAGGCTGCCCATCGGGGAGTTCAGCTTCTCGGCGGTGAACGTGAACCTGCTCACCAGCGACCAGAACGGTTTGTATGACCCGGACAACCCTCAGGGCATCTGGAAGTATTTTGAGCAGCGCAACCCCATCACGGTGCGCTACGGCCAGCAGCTCACCGGCGGCATGAACTGGGGCGATGCGGTGGCGCTTGAATGGGGTGACCTGGTCTCCAGCGGCTGGCGGGAGCTATATCAGGGTGGCTTTGTGGAATGGATGCCTGGTGGGCGCTTTTACCTGACCGGCCAGCCCACGGTGGAAGGGCTGCATGCCAAATTCTCCGCCACCGATGCGCTGGGCCTTCTGGATGGCACCTATTACAAGGGCGTGTGGAACGGCGCGCCCCACAGCTTGTGGGAACTGGCGACGCTGGTGTTGGAGGACGCGAAGCTTCCTCGCCGCAGGCAGGACGAGCAGCCCTGGGCCCTGTGGGAGGGCTTGAAGCAGATTACCACCACCGCGCCGCTGCCGACAAAGCAGCACCGAGAATGTTTGCAGCTGATCGCTCACGCGGCCTGCTGCCTTTTGTATGCCGACCGGGATGGCGTGATCCGCATCCAGCCGGATGAGAGCGCCCAGAGCGGGGTGAGCATCGGGCTTTCGGCCATGCTGGAAAGCGCGCCCAAAGTGGAAAAGACTGCGAGCCTTCTTCAGGTGGAGTGCCCGGCCACGGTGTATGCTCCCGCGGAAAAGGAGAGCCAGCTGCACAAGGGTACCTATCAGGTGGATGGGCGATTGGAGCTGCACCTGACCTGGAACCAGTCGGCGAACATCCGGGTGGAATGTGAGGGCGCCCAGGTGACCAGCCAGGTGCTGTATGCCGCCGCGGGCGACTTGGTGCTGGAGGGGAGCGGCCCGGCCACCCTGATTGTGAGTGGAAAAAAACTGGAGACCAGCTGCCAGAACGCGGTGGCCACGGTGCCGGACGCGGACGAGAATGGCACGGCGGAAACGCTGGACAATCCGCTCATTACCGATCTGGACCGGGCTCTGACGGTGTCGGCCTGGGTGCGGGAGCATCTTTTGCGCCGCAGCACCTATACCTGCTCCACCCGGGGCAACCCGGAGATGGACCCCATCGACCGGGTTCTGCTGGACACACAATGGGAAACAGCCGCCCCGGCTCAGGTGCTGAAAAATCAACTCACATACAGCGGTGGAGGGCTGAAAGGAGAAATGATATTGAAGAGAGGAAGTGAAGCATGAGAAAGAGCCAGAATTACCAGCTGCGTTTACCGGAACGTCTTGAAGAACGTAATGACCCGGCGGACATCGACGACCTGACCTACGACATGGAGGTCATCGACCGGGAACTGAAACAGCAGGCAAACAAGGACGCCGAGCTGGACGATCTGAAGGCCAGCCGCACCGAGTTAAACGCCCACGCTTCGGCCTCGGTGCTGGCCCATCCAGACGGCAGTGTGACGGACGATAAGATCGGTACGCGTACGATCGGTGGCGTGAAAAACAAGCTGCAGGCGCTCCTGACCCTGATCGGCCAGCAGATCGCCGGGGTGAAGGGCGCGGATGCCTGGAACGACAGCCCGGCCATTACCCTGGCGGCGGCAAAGCAGACGCTGGACGCGCACAAGGCCGCGGCCGACAGTCTGCGGGAGGATTTTGATGCCCACGCGGCCAGCAAGGCCAATCCCCACGCCGTGACCAAGGCGCAGGTTGGGCTTGGCAACGTACCCAATCTGACCACCAACGACCAGACCCCCACCTACACCGAGGCCGCCAGCCTGGAGTTGCTGACCAGCGGCGAGAAGCTGTCCACCGCCTTCGGAAAGCTGGCAAGGGCGGTGCGCAGCCTGAGCGGGCACCTTCTTGCACTGGATAATCCCCACGGGGTGACCGCCCATCAGGCGGGGGCCTACACCCAGCAGGAGACCGATACGAAGGACGCGGCGGTGAAGTCTGCACTGGAAACTGCACTCAGCGCCCACACCACGAACAAATCCAATCCCCACGCGGTGACCAAGGCACAGGTGGGCCTGGGTAGCTGCGACAACACCTCCGACGCAAATAAGCCGGTGAGCACCGCCCAGGCGGCGGCCATCGGGGTGGTACAGAGTGCACTGAACAGCCACAAGGCGGACAAGGCCAATCCCCATGCCGTGACCAAAAGTCAGGTGGGGCTTTCCAACGTGACCAACGATGCCCAGGTCAAGCGCAGCGAGATGGGCAAGGCCGGTGGCGTGGCTACGCTGGACGGCAACGGTCAGGTACCCGCCAGCCAGCTGCCCAGCTTTGTGGATGATGTGCTGGAATACGCCAATAAGAGCGCATTCCCTGCCACCGGTGAGACTGGCAAGATTTATGTGGCTCTGGACACAAACCTCACCTGGCGCTGGAGCGGATCGGCCTACGTGGAGATCAGCAAGAGCCTGGCTCTGGGTGAAACCGCCTCCACCGCCTATGCGGGCAACAAGGGAAAAGCGCTGGCAGCTGACCTTGTCTCCACTAAAAGCATTGTGGCGGCAAATACAGCCGCCCGTCACAGCCACGCAAACAAGGCGCTGCTGGATAGCTATACCCAGACGGAAGTTGATCTGGCCGATGCGGTAAGCAAAAAACACAGCCATGGGAACCTGTCGTTACTAGGCGGTATCACTCAAGCGTTGGTGAACAACTGGAATGCGGCCTTTACCCATATGAGCGATACCGTGAAGCATATCACGGCGGCAGAGCGCAGTCTCTGGAACGCAGCGATACAGACCATGAAAATCGGTACCGTAGCCAGCGGCAGCACCGCCGCTGCCAGTATCTCCAAAAGCGGTACCACTGCCACTTTGAATCTGACCTTGCCAAGTGGTGCACAGGGGCCCAAGGGCGACACTGGCCCTCAAGGCCCGCAGGGCGAGACCGGGCCGCAAGGGCCCAAGGGTGATACCGGCGAGCAGGGTCCTACCGGTGCGAAGGGCGCCACTGGTCCCACCGGACCCCAGGGGCCTCAAGGCGCTACCGGCCCCACCGGCCCGGCAGGCCCCAACCTGGTGAGCAAGAACACCCAGGTGAGCGGCTTTTCCAACGGTCAGGTGCTGTATGTGAACGGCAGCGTGGTGGGCGCCAAGACCCTGACGGCGGCGGGCATCGGCGCGGCGGCAGCCAGCCACAGCCACAGCTACGCGGGATCGATCATGGCGGGAGGACCTGCTTACAGCGCAGAGAAACTGGCCGACAGAGTTCTTCTTACGATCGGAAATGCATCGCATTATTTTGATGGCTCCGATGCGGTAACCTGGACCCTGTCTGAGATGGGCGCGGCAACAGCCGCCCAGGGACAAAAAGCGGACCGCGCCATGGAACGAAAGGGCCTGCTCCCGCTTGGAACAACGGATATCGGTCAGGTGGAGCAGGGCATCTGGCAGACCGACAGCACCCACAAGGTAAATCCCTGGCCGGAGGGGCTCAACGAGGCAGCAACACTGATCCGCACGGATTATCACATCCAGATCACGGATGTGTTCGGAACCACAAGATGGTGGAACACCTATTACAATCAGTGGCGCACCATCGATGCCGGAGAAATCGCAGGGAATGCGGTATCAACCATCTACGAGGGCGAGCTGCTGCTGGATGACAAACCCGGCGGATTGTATCTGCTTTATAACAATTCAGATGCGCCGGATGGCAGCTGGTGGCTGGTCTTGCATGCCAATTTTGGCGGAACGGGAATGGATGTTGCCTTTCATCTGCTGAACCAGCATTCTCCGCGCACCAGAAAATGGGCGAGCGGAACCAAAGGAAGCTGGGAAGTGTTGAAGATGCAATAACATCCGGTGTGCGAAAGGAGGAGAACAGGGGTGTATCCTGATTTTATGGGGGCTTTGCCGGTGCGCGCGTGCCAATGGCAGGCCCCAAAAACCAGTTGGTCGGCGGAGGATGCCTTCCGCCTTGACCCGGACTATGAACGCATCCGGGATAACCTGCTGTATCTGCAGCAGCGGGCGGCGGCGATCACCCAAAAGCCCGGCTACAGCCAGATGCAGGACTATGCTGTGGATGGAGTTCCGCTGGCGGATTTTTTCAACCGGGTGGAGGAAAATCTGGCGGCGCTGGCCGATGCGGTACAGCCGCGGCCGGAGTATTCCACCCGCAGCTTTTCCCCCGGCAGTCTGGTGTGGGACTGGCGGGACCTGGAGCGCATCGAGGGGATGCTGCTGCAGATTTACAACGATCTGAACGCAATCGAGAACGGCCAGCAGAAGCTGGCTTTTTGTTTGGGAGGTGGCTTTTTTGGCACGTTTGTTTCGTGATCTGAAGGTGAATGAACAGGATGGCAAGGTCTATCTGACCCTGTACAACCGGGACGGCAGCCCCGCGCTGCGGGATGTTTCGGTGGGGGTGAGCAGCGAGGTAACCCAGCCCGGCGACAACTGGACCGCCGCGGCGGCAAACCTTTTGCTGCGCCTGGATGAAGAGGACCAGCCCCAGCTGGCCCTGACGCCGCAGGATATCGGCGCGGCTGCTGCCGAAAACGGGGTGAGCCTTTACGTTCATCAGAAAAGCGGCACGGTGCATACCCTCACCGGCAGCGGCGACAACCTGCGCTTTGTGGCCACGGCGGATTTTGCGGCGGGGGATACCATTCAGGTGAACGGCCAGGCCTGCACCGCCGCCACCGCGGCAGGCGACGCGCTGTGGAACGGCTTTTTCAGGAGCGGGGCCGTGGTGGTGTGCTACCGCACGGGGAACCGCTTAACTTTTAACGGCGGGGGCCTGCCCGCGGCCGAAGCGGCCAAGCTGGCCCCCGAAAACCTGAAGACCGGCGTTTCCATCACCGCCAACGGCAAAACCGTGACCGGCAGCTTCACCGCCGACGGCAACGTGACCGCCGGTCAGATGCTGGCGGGGGCCGTGGGCTATGCAAAGGGCGAGAAGGTCACCGGCAGCATCCCCTCCAGGGGCGCGGCCGCCTACCGGCCGGGCACGGCCGACCAGACCATCGCCGCCGGGCAGTATCTGAGCGGGGCCCAGACCATTCAGGGAGACGCGAATCTGCGGGCGGACAACATCCGCCAGGGGGTGAGCATCTTCGGCGTTGCGGGCAATCTGGTGCCCCGCATCCCCGTGGCCTATGCAGCCTGCAGCCGGGTGCTGGGGCTGCTGCCCGGCTCCACCGGCGACTACCGCCGCCCCACCAGAGCCTCCGGTTATGCAGACCCGGCCTACGGCAGTCTGTCCGGTCTGGGCTATTTCCAGGACAACCAGTCCGGCACACGGCAGGTGGTGTGGCAGTGCGCCAGAACGGGGCGCTATCTGGTGGAGCTGTTCGGCGACGGTGAGATCTCGGCCCGGGGCGAGATGCAGATCTCTGTCGGGCAGACGATCACCCTGACCATCCCGGA